GGGTGTTGTGCCTGATGTTATTGATGGCAGCGTTGAACAACAGCGGGAAATGACAAAAACTTGGCCTTTTCGCAAAGAATTTGGAATTCCTGTTTGGCATCTTGGTTTGCCAATTTCTTATTTGATTGAACTGTGCGATGCCTGGGGACGGGTATGCTTTGGTTCATCAGGTGAATTTTGGCAAATTGGAACGCCAAAATGGAATGCGCGAATGGATGAGGCGTTTAATGTTTTGGTTAAAACATACGGCAGACAAATTCCTTGGGTTCATGGAATGCGAATGCTAGGAAAATCTGATGGCCCTTGGCCTTTGGCAAGTGCAGATTCCACAAACGTAGCATTACATCATGCAGAAGGCATAGTTTGCGCTGGTTGCATGGCAAAGCGCATTGACTCAACCAACCCGCCCTCCCTTTGGGAAATTAAACCTTTACAAGAAAGCCTTATATGATTTTTGCTCTTATTGCTTACGCAATTGCCATGACAGTCGCCAATATGCTAGTGGCAACCTTTGGCCCGTCAATCAGCCCAATTAACGCATTTGTGTTTATTGGTTTTGATTTGGCTTTGCGAGATTGGTTGCAAGTCAAAATCAAGCCAGTTGAAATGGGCGCATTGATTGCTGGCACAGGATTGCTTACTTATGCTTTAGATCAAAGCGCAGGAATGATTGCAATTGCAAGTGCTGCTTCTTTTACTGCTGCGGCATTGATTGATTGGGCGGTGTTTACAAAAACCAAAGGGACTTGGTTATTTCGCGCCAATAGTTCTAATGTGGCAGGGGCAGCGGTGGACAGTCTGTTGTTTCCCACTATTGCTTTTGGCGGGTTTATGCCCGAAATTGTGGCAATGCAATTTGTCGCAAAAATTGCCGGTGGTGCAATTTGGACTTATTGGTTAAATAAACGTGTTCAATTCTAATGAGGCCCGAGACAAGATGTTTGCCCATTACCTAACCCTTTGCCGTATACCAGGCGCAAAAGCCTACGCATGGCAGCGGGTCAAGGAACTGGACGAACAGGATTTGTACAAAGGCATCAAAGATTACATTGTGGAGAAGATGAATGCGCAGAGCAGCACGGGTTGACGCTAACCAGGCTCAGATAGTGAGCGCACTGCGGGCAGCAGGGGCAAACGTGTGGATTCTTGGCCTGCCGGTGGATTTACTTGTCGGCTACAAAGGGCAGACAATCCTGATGGAAGTCAAAGATGGGCCTAAGAAGCGTTTAACGGCCTTACAAGACACTTTTTTCGAGAATTGGACTGGTGGCCCATTGTCTAGGGTTGATGGGCCGGAAGCGGCTTTAAGGCTAATAAAGGTGATAGATGCGCAGCCTTGAGCAAAACCGGCTGATGTGGGCAAACCTAGAGGACATTGCCAACCAGGTCGTGTGGTATGGTCAAAAGTTACACAAAGAGGAATGGAAGGATGTATTGACCGCCGCCCTTAAAAGACAAAAGGTTGTGCCTGGTATTGACGGGGGATTCGTCATCATTGGGGCGCGCACTAGCAAAATGACCGTGGCTGAGATGAACGAACTAATTGAGTTATCCACAGCCTTTGGGACAGAACAAGGGGTTAAATTCCGTGCTTTTTCCGAAGCGTAAATACGTCCGCAGCAAAGCGCTGTTGGAAGCCTGCCGCACAATTGCCTGCCAACATTGCGGAATTGACGATGGAACGGTCTGCGCCGCGCACATAAACTGGGGCGGCGGGAAGGGGAAAGCGGTCAAGGCAGACGATAACCTGGTCGCCAGCCTGTGCTTTGCCTGTCATTCAGCGCTTGACCAAGGCGCAAACATGAGTAAGGAGGAACGGCAGGAGATGTGGCTAAAAGCCCACCAGCGTACCGTCCTAATCTTGTTGACCACCCGAAAGTGGCCCGAAAAAGTGCCTATTTCCGCATTGACGGAAGGGGAGCACTCTTTTGCTCATGCGATCGGTGCATAGGATGGGCGTGGGCAGCATCGGTGCGCTCATGCTTGTGCAATTCCTTTTCCAAAGCCATAACTTTGCGCTTTTCAGCTTTATGCTCGCGCTCCATTTCGTAGACTTTGGGGATGCTGTGAACTGCTTTTTCACGTTTGAGGGTAAAATTTGTAGCCATGGGGGAAAATCTCCTATAATGACCTAGACATTGTAATGTCACCCGTTAACCTTGCAAGGAAATATCATGGGAAAAATGGACAAAGAAGCGTTTAAGTCTGGACGCACTGGTGAAAAAGTGCCTAAAGGCGCATTGTCAAGCGATACAACCGGCGAGCGCCGCGCTAAGATCGTTGGCGGCGTTGGTATGGGTAAAGAAGATGCTCACATGAGCAAAGACTTTAAAGGCGGCTCTAAAGAAGCTGTCTGCTATACGCACGACCGTTCGCATTACCGCTAAAAAAGGTGGGGGGAACTAGGGAAAACAGCCCTAATCCCCCCCTAACCAAACCAAGGAGAGTTGGCATGGCTGATAGTAATTGTAATTCATGTGTTTTTTTCGTTGACCATCAAATAATGGGTCAATGTAGGCGTTTTCCTTTATTCCAAAATCGGCATAAAACCGAATGGTGCGGGGAGCATAAAGCGCAAATTGTGGTATCAATGACCATAACTGAGGACAAGGTAACGGTCACAGAGGCCGAGCCAAAAAAGCGGGGCAGACCGCCTAAGATGTTTGACCCCAAGTTCCTAGCGGAGGTTGACGCGCTATGAATTTAGTCCCACTTCAAGACCGTGTGGTAGTAAAACCACAGGTACGCAGCCTTTCTGATATTATTATTGTGAACAACAAAGAGCCTTTTAACGAAGGCACGATTGTTGCGGTCGGCCCTGACGTATACGAAGTGCAAGTCGGGGATTTTATTAAATACGGCAACGGCGACTATCTGAAATGGCCCACCCACAAGATTGACGGGCAGGACTACCAGGTAATCCAAGAGGCCGACATCTGTGCGGTGGTAGAAGATGCTTAAAAAATCAGCAAGCCCCAAGGCTTTTAAAGAAAACATCAAGACCGAGGTAAAAGCCGGTAAACCCGTGAAGCAAGCGGTGGCAATTGCCTACGCTGAGAAGCGGGAAGCACAAAAGGCCAAGAAAAAATGAGCGAAGTAGCCGAGAAGCGTCCAGTTGGTCGCCCTAGCTTGTATGACCCTGCCTATATTGACCAAGTAATTGAGCTTGGCAAGATCGGCAAGTCTACTGAAGCTATTGGAGCAACCTTGGGCGTGGCAACGGCAACTTTGTACCGCTGGAGAGAAGAATTCCCAGAATTTAGAGAAGCCTTGGACATTGCCAAGGAATATGAGCTGCTTTGGTGGGAAGATATTGCCCAAACTCACATGATTGAGAATCGGGAATCGGACAAGATCAACGCCTCAATCTGGTCGCGCTCGATGGCAGCACGGTTTCCCAAGAAGTATCGGGAATCTACCAAGACTGAGATTACGGGTGCTGATGGCGCTCCTCTGATAAGCGGAATCCAAGTTACTTTTGTAAAGCCGGATGAGTGAAGTCGAAGGCAAAATAGCCAACGCGCAGTTTCCGCAGAAGCTGCAATGCCTGTTTGAGCCTGAGAAAAGCCGCTATCGGGTGCTGTTTGGCGGACGGGGCGGGGCTAAGTCGTGGGGCGTGGCTCGAGCATTGCTTATTAAAGGCGCTCAAAAGCAATTGCGTATCCTGTGCGCCCGTGAATTCCAAACGTCAATCAGGGATTCTGTCCACAAACTCCTGTGCGATCAGATCATTGATCTGCGCCTTGATGGTTTTTATGAGATCACCCAGGCCAGCATTCGAGGCAAGAACGGTACAGAATTTGCCTTTGTTGGCCTCAAGAACAACGTTGCCAACGTCAAATCCTACGAAGGCGTGGACATTTGTTGGGTAGAGGAAGCCCAAACGACCAGCCGGTTGTCTTGGAATATCTTAATTCCCACGATTCGTAAGCAAGATTCCGAGATATGGGTCACGTTTAACCCTGAGTTGGAGACGGACGAAACTTACCAGCGGTTTGTAATCCACCCGCCTAGCAATTCCGTTGTGCAGAAGATCAACTGGTCTGACAATCCCTGGTTTCCCGAAACGCTAGAACTTGAAAAGAATTCCCTGCGGGATAGGGATATTGAGTCTTACAACACTGTTTGGGAGGGTATCTGCCGCCAAACCGTGGACGGAGCCGTATTTGCCCGCGAGATGCAGATGGCAGACTTGGAAGAACGGATCACCAAGGTGGCCTACGATGCCACAAAACCCGTCCATGCGGTGTTTGACTTGGGTTGGTCGGATGCTACGGCAATATGGTTTGTCCAGTTTATCGGCATGGAAACCCGCCTAATTCGCTACCATGAGGACAGCCAAAGGACGATTTCGGACTACTTAGCCAAGATGCAAACCTACGGTTACGTCTACGATACACTTTGGCTGCCACATGATGCGGAGAACAAAACCCTCGCAGCGGCAGGCCGTTCTATCGACCAAATTGTGCGGGCGGCAGGCTACAAAACCAAAATTATCCCAAGAACGCCAATTCCTGATAGCATTAACGCCGCAAGGACGCTTTTTAGGAATTGCTGGTTTGATAGGGAAAACTGTGCGGATGGGCTACAATGTTTGCGACATTATCGGTTTGACGTTGACCCTGACACAAAGATGTTCAGCAAAAACCCCGTCCACGATGAGTATTCGCACGGGGCAGATGCGTTCAGAATGTTGGGGCTGGTTGTCAATGAGCCGAAAAAACGGGTAGCGAAACCGACCTACAACGCACCACAGTCATGGATGGCCTAAATGGATATTGACCCGATAATTGACGAAGCGATCGACTTCCTCAAACTCTGCAATGACGCAGACACCATGAATCGCCAAGAAGGTTTGGAGGATTTGAAGTTCGTCAATGGTGACCAATGGCCCGTTGAACTGCAAAACTCCCGCAACCTTGAATCGCGCCCTGTCCTGACAATCAACAAGCTGGATGGTTACTGCCGCCAGGTCACCAATCAGCAGCGCCAGCAGCGTCCTCGGATTAAGGTTCACGCTACCAACAACGAAGCGGACGTAAAAACCGCTGAAGTAATTGAGGGAATGACCCGCCACATTGAGGTCAATTCCAACGCTGACACCGCCTACGACACCGCCTTTGACCATGCTGTACGGATGGGCTGGGGCTTTTGGCGCATAACCACGGATTACGTTAAAGAAAATTCTTTCGATCAAGAAATCTACATTAACGCAATTCCTAACCCGTTTACAGTCTACTTTGACCCCAATTCCGAGCGTGTGGATGGGTCGGATGCAGAGCGATGCCTTATCACAACAATGATGAGCAAGGCTAAGTTTCGCAAGTTATACCCTGACAATGACGATGGAACGTCCTTTACCCAACGTGGCACGGGTGACAGTCAATCCGAATGGATTACCAAGGAAGACATTCGCATTGCCGAGTATTTTTACGTCAAACGGGAATCAGCAACCTTATATCAATTAAGCAATGGAACGTCCACATTTGCCGAAGGTAAAGATTTTCGCGCCCGCCTAGAGGCAGCAGGCATTGAAATCATTGATGAACGCAAATCCTTCAAACGGACAATTAAGTGGAAGAAACTTACCGCAATGGAGGTCATTGAGGAACGCGATTGGCCTGGCACTTATATCCCCGTGGTTCCTGTTTACGGTCGCCATGTAGTCATTGGAGACAAACGCCACAAATTTGGCATGATTCGTCACGCCAAGGATGCCCAGCGGATGTACAACTTCTGGCAGACCACCATTACAGAATCGGTTGCGCTGGCTCCCAAGGCCAAGTGGATCATGGCAGAGGGCCAAGACGAAGGCCACGAAAGCGAATGGGCAGCGGCTAATGTTAAGTCATTCCCATTGCTGCGCTACAAGCAAACCGACATTGACGGACAGTCTGCGCCGCCTCCCCAACGCCTCCAGCCCGAGCCACCGCCTTCAGGTGTCATGGCAGCAGCGGCAGGGATAAATACCGACATTGCAACTTTGATGGGCATTTATGACCCGTCACAGCAGATGCCAGGCAATATCTCAGGCAAGGCGCTGAATGGTCAGCAGCAACAGGTCGACCTGACCAATTTCGACTTTTACGACAACCTTACAAAGTCAATTGCTCAGACCGGCAAGATCATTCTTGACCTTATTCCGCATATTTATGACTCCCAGCGGGTCATGCGGATCATTGGTGATGACGGAAAGCCTGATTTGGTGCAGATCAATCAGCCGAGCCAAGATGAGCAGGGCGTTTACAAAGTGATGCACGACATGACAGTTGGGCAGTATGACGTTGTCATGGATACCGGCCCAGGCTTCAATTCCAAGCGCCAAGCCGCAGTCGAAGCAATGATGCCATTGGTGAACGGCAACCCCGAACTATTCAAAGTTGCTGGCGACTTGGTGTTCCGAAACATGGATTTCCCTGGCGCAGAGGTTATTGCCGACCGCCTTGCCGCCTCTAATCCCATGGCTCAAATTGACGATAAATCGCCAATACCGCCCCAAGTTCAGATGCAGCTGAAGCAAAATCAAGCTCAAATGCAGCAAATGCAGCAGCAGCTACAGCAAATGCAAATGGTTATCAAGCAGCGCCAGGACATCGAGCAAGTCAAGCAGGATGCTGAGACCAAGCGCGTATTGATTAAAGAAACCAACCGCGCCCACGACATTGAACTGAAGAACGCCGAGCGCCATAAGGAAATGGAACTCAAAGTTGAGACCACGGCCCACGATACTGTGCTGAAAACCCAAACCCAATTGGAAATTGAGCGCATGAAGGGTGAAATTGCCCTTTTGCTGGCCCATTTGGACAAGGCATCGGCCCATGCAGCGTCCTTGGAAACAACGGAGCGCGCTATATAGATTTGTGGTATAAACCACACAACCTTACCAGTTAGGTTTTAACTGGGTAAAAATCTTGAGGAAACTCATGTCAAGTGAAAAAGAAGCCGGTCAAGTATTGA